TTAACATATCTGCTACAAAACCCATTATTGGATTTTCTCTAGTGATCGCTTTGATCGTGGTTTGTCCTGTAGCATCATCAATTTTTTTGCTAGCAGCACCGATTGAACCAAAAAATGAGCTTTGGAAGGTTTCGAGTTTGTCATGCATTCTGTCTTCGATTTCATTTATAACACCTGCTAAAATCTCAATTAATTCTTCATCACTTTCTCTACTTTTTGCCCATCTAACCCACTCATCTTTACTTAATTTAGCAATATATTTGCTTAGTAGTGCATAAAATACAGACCAAGCAGCAAAGTATAGCAATAACGAGAAGGTTGTAATTTCCATTACAGCCCTAGACCTTTTTCTGCACGTTCTAGTGCTTTTTCTTTAGTATAAATTTTCTTGTAAACTTCTTTAGATGATACAGTAGTAATCCCTGAGTCTTGAGCTAATTTCAATAATGGTATTAATGCTCCTAGATTCATTTTAATGTCTCTTGTACAAAATCAGCTGCTTTTTTACCTAGAACAAAAGGTTGTGTTAAAGGTGTACTAATTAACGCAATATCAAACGCTTTTTTTAGATTAGTTTTTTGTTGATCAGTAAGTATTATATTTTCAGTTTCTAAAGCTGATTTAAATATATCAAGTAGAAACGGTGTTAATGCTAATAATGCACCACCACCCAGTAATGGAGGTGTATTTTCATTACTCAAAAACGCCACTACATCATCATGGCGACGCTTTGAATGTACTGCAGCTTCTTGAGCTGGGGTGACTTTCTTCAGCGTGTAATTATCTGGAATAAGTGCGTAAGGCATTATCTCCTACTCTTTTTACCTGCAGGTGTTTTTCTGAATGCTACAGCCATCTTTTTTAGGTTTAATTTGCCGTTGCGGTATCTAAAGCGCGGTTTCTTACTGTTAGCTTTAACGAATTTGTTCCAGGCTGATAGTTTACGTTTAGGTTTTTTGGTTATATCAGTATAAGTTAAACGTCCCCCTTGTGGGCCATATTCAAACTGTCCAAACTCTTTAGGTTCTAATAGATCTTGAATTACAGCTAAAAGTTTCGCTACTTTTTGTTTTTCAGTAGGCATTAGACTAGTGCTCCTTCTATTACTACTGTAGCTTGTCCCGAAACACCCTGGGCAATTACTTTGATCCCTGTGTTCGGAGGGATTGTATAGTATAAGTTAGGGAATTGGGGCCCGATACCTGCAGTTTCTATTAGGAACTTGCTAACATGTAGTGCTTCCTCATTACCTTGAATAGTCCAGGACAGCGCATCACCTTGAGAACATCCGCTATAATCGAATGAGACGTTAGTGACAACACTATAGAACTTGTTAGGTGAGATAAAGTCTAATAACGTAGTTCCACCCCCAGTTAATGCTTCTAAACCACTCCAGGCAAATACATGATCACCAAAGAAGTTCAGGGTCGGCCCCGTCGAAAGTGTCATTAATCAGTTTTCCTATAAAGCTTACCAGTAAATGAACATGTGCCGAATCGTGTCGCATCCGTTGTGTGACAATCGACTAGAACTTGAACTACAGTAAATGGAGGAATAATTATATTTTGAATAACACTACCATCGGCATTATCGTTAAAATCAGATGAAGCTTTAAGCATTGCAACTCCCAAACTATTAAAATTAACTCTACAAGTTGCTTCTATTCCTGCTGTTGGGTTATCCTCTTCCAAAGGTGTGTTGAATTGAAACTGACCAACAAAATAATAATTGCCTGTAGTAAAATTCAGATATGTGGTACTTGTATTCACGGCAGCTATGAAACCGCTGTAAGCATATGCATGTTCTCCAATAACATGTATGTCTTTACCTACTGAGGCTGTATTCTGAGGACCATAACCAACACCTGCTGGCATTGATCTACTCGAATGTTATTGTACAGCTAGAATCTATAGTTGCTGCAGTTGTGACTGCTATTTGAATATCCAAAGTATTACCAGAAGTGACACCTAGTGCGGTTTTTTCTTGAACTACACAGTTAGCTACTCCAGTTCCACCACTTGCGGCTTGCGCAATTGCTGGTCCCATGAATGTAGCGTCTCCTTCCTGAAGTGCTGTACCTGTTAGTTTGAATCCTGAACAGAAATCTGCTCCTGTTGCTACACTACTAACTCCCATTGATATAGAAGATATTTGTGATACTCCGCTTGGTACGACCAAACTCAATCCAGAACTTGCGAACTGATTGTTCATGCTCTGGAAACTAGTTGTTGCTGATAATCCAGCTTCTGTACGTGTGACGACTATTGCCATGTTTATGCCCTTACCTTAATTGGACCTAGAGAAGCTAGTACAGGTGATCCTCTTGAAAAGGATTTAACTGCAGCTTTTGCTAAAAATGCTCCGATTAATGTCTTAGTGATTGCTTGTTTGTTAGACTTTGCTGATTTAGATAATGTTGATAATCCTGTATTAATATCTCCAGCTAAGAAAGATTTCATTGATGAACCTGCGTTCGTTTGTTCCAGGAGTGCTAAAGCTGCTCCCGTCTCTATTACGTTAATTCCAAATTGCCTAGGAGCTCTGCGCCTAGAAGCTTTTCTACGTCTTGCGACCATGTATTTCTAGTATTAAGAAACTGCTATATAAGTTATACCCATTTTTGAGTATGGGGTATTCCGTTTATATATTATAATTTTAAATTAAGCTTATGAGTGACAAAAAGTATACGTTCGGTCAGCCATCACTAATGAAGGCGATTGAACCAGGACAGAAAGCAAGCATCAAATTTTTGGATCATCCAAAAGTTGTAGAAACAGAATGGGGGGAAAAGTATTCCGTGACTATCCTTTTACTTTCTCATCCTCTGTATTCAATCTCTTCTCCTAAAGGGATTAAAATGAACTGGCAGACAAACGCTAAAGTAATCAAAGACCTAGTGTCTATGCTAGAAGAAGGAAACAAAGAGTTCTTAAAAGATTACTCTGACATGACATGGGAGCTAAGCGTCGCGGACGACGGTAGTTATTGGTTAAATGCGTAGAGAGTGCACACTTTGTAAGCTAGAATTTTTAAGCAATGTAGTACAAAAGTATCATCCTTACCTAAGTGTATGCATTGAATGTGAAAAAGCAATAGTTAAGATTGTCAAAGCAGGGTGGATTACTGCTTAGCGCGGGGTTTAACTTTTAAGAAAGGATAAGGATAGAGAACTAGAAAGGTAATTAAGGGGCTCAGAAATATTATGAGTGACTTTCTAAGCCCTTTAAACCTACTAAAATAGACTGTTATAACCCTACCTACTATCTAGTCCTAGGCGTTTCTGGGGCTGTTTTACCCCTGTTTCAGGGCTTTTTGAGGCGTTTAGCAACCCCTGGACACCATTTCGCTTCATTAACATATCTGCTACAAAACCCATTATTGGATTTTCTCTAGTGATCGCTTTGATCGTGGTTTGTCCTGTAGCATCATCAATTTTTTTGCTAGCAGCACCGATTGAACCAAAAAATGAGCTTTGGAA